TTTTCGTGGATTATGATCAAATAATTCACATTGAATTTTATACCAATCACTATCATCTGCTAATTCAGGAATCATCTTCCAATGAATTACAAATGGTTCAAAAATATCCTCTCTTGAAACTGCCTTAGAATATCTTCTAAAATACCATTCTCCAATTCCAATAGTTTTATTCGGTGTTGAAAGGACAACAGTACCATATGGAACTTTAGCCTTTTTTGCCATCATCTGATTAGTAGAAAGAGCCGGCACAAGTGAAGTCCATGCAGTATCAACATGTCCTATAAATGCTGCTTCGTCGATAACCAAAAAAGTAATTGCCTTACCACGAAGAGTTTTATCTGGAGCATTTGGATTAACAGGTGAAGCATAAACTTTACTTCCGTTTGTAAGGATAAATGATTGTTCTGTTCTTTTTGCGAAACCCATACCCAATGGTCCTTTCGGTGGTTTCATCCAATCGGGAAGTTTTTCAACCATTCCTCTAATTGCTCTAGCAAAGTCAGTTGCTTCTTTTCCATCTTTTGAAATAATTCCAATAACCGCATTATCAAAGAATACTGTTAACCAACAAGAGTATGCTTGAATAATTGTGGAAATTCCTATTTGGCGGCTTTTTAAAACTAATACATAATGCTTTTCCCCAATAAGATTTACAAGTTCTACTTGTTTTCTATAAGGTTGTAGGAGAACATCTTTACCAGGAACTTCTATAAACACGTAATAACGGCAAAAATAGTGAAAGTCAGCCTTACACTTTAAGAATTCAGATATGTATTTATCTGCCATTCCTTGAATCTCAGTAATTTTAAGTTTTGGCATACTATTCTCCTTTTATTTTTGTTCTAAATTAAGATATATATCTCATGCTATATATATTAATTAATGAATAAGAATTTGAGAATTTTTTAAAAACATGAAAAGAAAAGGAGATTTGAAAATGAAGAAGAGCGGATTTGAAAGTATCAAAAAGTACTCAACACACTTATTTTATTTCTTACTGACGTGGTATTAATTAGAGGATGGGGGGTTTCCCCTAGTTCTTTTTGTTGGTTCTAATTAAATTTATTTTTGCTGTAGTTTCCCAACCACTTGGTCGTTTAAAGATTATAGAAGAACTCCAAAGAATATATTTTCCTTCAAAATCTACATATTCTATAGTCTTTGGTTTGAACTTTACACACTCACCAACATCAATTAAATTTAAAACAGGCAAGTTTCTTTCTATATTAATTGAGATAGTTGATAGATCAGCAATTGTTCTGGCAAATCTAGAATTGAATATCGTTGAACTGCGATTAAAACCTGTATCTTCATTATAGTATCTAGTTCTGTTTGCAGCTGGATCTATATATAATTGACTTTCAATTGATTTTGCTTGATAATGTAATGAATGTGATGTTGCTATACTTTCTAAATTTTGATCAATCGTTGCTGTTATTGTGTTGTTTGGTCTCACTAGATGTTTGAGTGAAGTAGCTAATTTTGCAAATTTGGCATTACCGGAATAGTTTGTATCAATTGTATCGTATGTATAAAATACGTTTCCAGTTACTGACTCATTTATAATTCGATCCATTTCTTTTTTGTCTTTCATATTAGATAGTTCATATATTGTAAATGCTTGAGCCTTTTTTAATTTTGAGGTTAGATTCTTAATATAGACAGTACTATCAAATTGACAGAATACTCCCGGTACTCCATCAAACAATCCAAATCTTTGATCTAAAAATCCATCAAATACATCTGGATCATTTCTTATATGTTCTTTGATAATCTTATAAAAAGTTGTTGGAGGGATACAAACTTGATCAATTGCTTGTGTATTTTGATTGTTTGTGTCGTATTCTAAACTTGCTCCAACATCAGATGCTAAACTTGATATTATTGATGCGAGAGTAGTACCAATAAATACTTTATTAACAAGAGTATTCATAATAGTATATGCATTTCTTACTACAGTTAATACATTTAATGTTGTTCTATCTTTTTGAGTCATTGTAGACATTTCATCTTTTTGTGTAAGTTGAAAACTAGATGATATATACATTAACTCCATATCAATTCTGGGACCAGGATACTCTTGTTCTCCAAGTAATGTTATACTTAATTTGATCGCTTCTCCTCCAAATAAATCTTCTACTATTACATCATTTGGATCTACAGACATTGTTAAGTTTACAACTTGATATGCAGTTGAGAGAGACGAACCTATCATGACGCTTATCATGTCATTTGTATAATCCAGTCCTTTTATTTTGACCTGAATGTCATATGTTTGACTAGGAGTAAATGTTCGCGCTTTTTCTGGCATATTGATGTCCTTTATTTTTTTGTTCCAAAAAAAATCTATAAAAGTGAGAGATAAGGTAGTATAATACTACCTCATCCCTCATCCCTCACTTCACTCCTCCGGGTTTCGCCTTGGGCAATCAGGAGATCTATGATGACTGAAGTCTATCTAAGACTTCATACATCCGTGGGGGAATTACAAGTACGCTTTCAGCAGCATTCTCTAACAATCTTTTAATATTTAGATTGGGTTCGAAACTACTATAGCATACGATTGCAAGAAATATCTGCCACGCTGACGGAAGTCCTGATGCGGGAGATATATTATCAAGAAGAGCTGAAATTCCTTCCCTTCTCTTTTTGCCATAACCTTCAATAACATCTAGGAGAGTTAACATTTCATCCTCTGTTACTCTACTCTCAAAACTTTGAGTAATCATATCAAGAATGCTTTCTGTAAACACCTCCATATATGAATTTACGGTAGAAGTCACGCTTGTCATTGAACTCTCGATATGAACTTGCCTTAATTCTCCTAAAGTAAATGCAAACGTGATTTTACTATGGTCATAGTCCATAGTGATACCAAATGCAATAGTTGCTGCTCTGGTACCGTTATAACTATTATTGACAATCATCACTGGTAATACATCACCAGCATTTGGGATATTTTGAGAACTTTGAATAATAATTTCATTTCTCATTCTTGTGAGAAGGTCATCTAAAATTGTATTCTCTTCTACTATTGGCATACCAATGGCTAAGATTGCTTCTCGAATCCTTTGATTTAAAACATCGTTGCCAATGAACTGGTACATGTCAGAAACACAACCAGCATATTTATAATCTATCCATTCTGGTTTTTTGGTAAATATACCTAGTTTGGGAATTGTCAAACCATCCGTTGGATGTTCATTTGGGTCACCAACTCTAAGAAATTGTGTAGCAAGCTGACGATATACAACATCACCGTATATATCATCATAAGAATATATACCTTTATCTTCAGCATGTGTTATATCGAGACCCATTTGTTCTGCTCGTTCGTGAAACGGTGTCATCTAATCACCCCTCTTTGATTATTTTATTTATTGCTTTTTCAAATTTTTGTTTCATTCCTTCTTGAAAAATTACTGTTCTTCCATCAAATACTTGTTCAGCTAATGTGATGGTTAATATATCTACGAGAACTTCTGTATCAACTTTTCCTGTTGGTCCATAGCGATTTTTTGCAACAAAGACCCCATCTCTATGATCAACATATATAATAACATTAGCATTATAATTACGTTCTGTTTGAGTGGGATGTTTTATCTTATACGGATTTGTTGTAGAAAAGGAATTTAATTCATTCATATTCTTTCAGCCCAAAATCTCAAATAGATATCTCGACCGTCAAACTTATAAGATGATGTCCAAATTCCAACGTTAAATCTCTGTTCCAATTCAAAGAAATACACTGCTCTCTCAGGCGTCCATATTGAAGCATGTGGACATCCTGGTTCATTTAAAAGCTCTGTTGTAAGTATTATATTATGAGCTTCAAAGTTTCCACCAGCTGGATCTAATGGATCTTCATCTAAAATCATCTTTGCAAGTATGTTATAATCAGGGACAAGAATATCTGCAAGATCTCCTTTTTTGAGAACAGTAGATATAAGATATATAAAATATAAAACTCTATCCATGGGAATATGTTCAAGGAATCTATATGCGCATACTCGATCAAACACTATCTGTGTCCTTTCCATAAATGTAAATGCATCCTCTTTACAAAAATACTCCATATCTATTTTACTACCATTTTTTTTCCAAAGAGAAACTATATCTTCAAGATCTTCTGGTTCCCAAGCTGAATAATAGGATGTATCCAGGTTAATTAAAAGATGCGGCCCTTTATCCTGACCAAGTAGCATCGGTTGTATTTTTCCTGCACCAAGATTTAATATTATCATGTTCGCTCCTTATAAATTCTATTACGATACTTTTAGTAAACGGTTGAATATAAAAATCGAAATATCTTTGTTTATCAATATCATCCGTATCCATAATCTTTAATGTTTGTGGAGAAATTTCCATTCCACCATATCCTTTTAAGAAGACATTAACTTTTCCATTTTTCAAAGGAATGCCAAACAATTTTGAATTGTTTGAATTCATAAATGTATCTTTTATTTTTTGTAGATTCCTAAAGATGGAATCTTTATTTGCATAATTAATTCTACAAATTTGTCTGTAGATTTTATCAATTGCACTATATCTAAACGAAACACCTTTTATGGATGTGTTAAGCTCACTATCAAATGCAATATATTTTTTTCGGTCAATAGAAGAAATGAATATTTGAAAGTGTTTTCTTATATTCAATGGAACATGTTGTATGTTAGTTTCTGCTAGAGTTTTACTTATTATAATACCATCATATTGTCTAAGAATAATATCATCTTCTGTAATATTATTACGTAGAATATACTCATCAATTATTGATTTAGTTGTACTCCGTAAGATTGATGTTAATCTGGGATTCTTTCTCATCATTTTTCCTATATGAATATTTCTTTCAATTTTGTTATCTCGATCAACCCCAGATAGATCCATTCCAAGTTTTGTCATGATTGTATAATGACATGCTTCAATATCATAAAGATAAACATCTCTTAAAATAAGTTTTATGTTTTTATTAATATTCATAATGATTTAGATGTATAACCTTCAAAGAGGATTGTTGGATATTTCCTTTCTACAGTTTTGTCCATTTAACTTATTATATGTCCAAGAGGCAGAATCAAATAACAATCCTATATGTTTACAACTATAGTCTCCATTAAAATAGTTGAGGTACGGGCAGACTGTCAATTTCTTTGTGTCGTAACATAAAAAATCTTTCGGAATGGGCATTTTATTTTTGTATTTCACATTAATAATAGGATATTCAATTAGATTAATAAATGTACATACAACCAATTGCCTGTTTTCTTTTTTTGTAGTCCCCTTTTTCTTTGACGGTTTTTTATCTAAAGGCCACTCTCTACAATTATACGCATGAAATCTATGAATACTATTATGCATATAAATATATAATGCATCTCCCATTAACATTTGTACCTTAAATAATTTTGTAGCGTGATAAAAGTTGCCATACTGCATGTAAATATAATCTTCGGGTTTTATATTCTTTAAGTTACCAATATGTATGGCTTTATCTCTTAGATTATTTCTTAATTCAAGCTTGTGTTGTTTGATTGTTTCTTCTAATTTTTCTTCTAATGATTGCATTTAGTATTCCTCCTATTAATAAGTGGGGGCTACTCAGAAGAGAGTAGGATATATTTTTGGTTGATTACTTTTCTCCTTTTCGCCCTCACTCAAAACTCCTTATACTAAAATGTCGATAAGAGCACCATCAATTTGGAGATGGTGATTTATATCTGTAACTTCTGCTTGTCTTTCAAGCAACCAATTTACAACATCCTGATTGGTTGTAAATTCATCGAGTGCTTTTGCACTTTGTTTATATAGAAGTTGTAAAGCTTCTAGGTCAGCATTAGCTAGAAGTTTTGCTGATATTTCTGCAACATCTTTTGTGGCTACTTCAATGACGTCATCTTTCTTCTTAACTCTGGTCGTAGCATATGGAATCATCTTACCATCAATATTATTACAGAAAACAGTGATGAGACCTGTTCTAACTCCATAACACTTTATGAAAATATTGTTTTCATATTCATAGATAATTCTGAAACCATTGTTATATATATCCATCGAAAGAGCAGGAAGATTTAAGACTGGATGCACATCCGCATTTTCAAATACTCTTAAATTTCTTTTATCATTGCCCTCACTATCTTGCTCACTGCTTGGATCTTTAACGGCCATGATTAGAGTTTTTGTTGGATCAACGCCTCTGATAGCAACTTTAACCTGATTGATGTTATCAAACTGGTCACAATTTTGTTCAAACCAGTCAGATAGAGGTATAATACTAATTGTATTATCTTGTACTTCTTCATGTGTCACTTCTTCTTCTTCAGTAGGTAGATCCAAATCTGCCTCTGAAAATACCACTGCTTCATCAGTGGGTGTTTCTTTTACCATTTGAGATAAATTCTCGTTCATATAAATAATTCTCCTTAGATTAGTTTTTCCACTTCTTTGAATCCTCTTCGGGATTCTCTCTCCATTTTTCGGCATTAATTTTAGTATATGTTTCAAGTGCAGCTCCTGAAAGAGCCATGATTTTTATAACCTCTTCGTATGCCTTTATTGGTGCTACTCCATGATTATCGAATTCTTTACATGAATCCAACCATGGCGGTAATTCTCTTTCCCATTTTCCTGAGTATGCTTCTATAGCTTTATCTACATATCTTTTTAGAAATAGGAGGAAGCTGGGGAAACTTAACGATTTGTCATTTGAATATTCTCCAAATACTTTGATTTCATAATCTCGTTCTTTAAAATAAAGTTTCATAATATCAACTTCTTTACTTTGACTCATATGTTTGCCTCCAATATTTGTTTTGTTTTCTTAAGAAACATATCTCGAGATTCTTCTGAATCTCCGTCTCTGGTTAATAGTTTTGTTATGAATTCTGATAGATTAAAATCAAATAAAAACCATGTCTTATCTATAACTTTAAATGGTTTTTTCATCTTAACATATATGCTTCCATCTTTATGTATATGCGGAAAAGATGATATTTCCCTATATGGTTTATCAACATAATATCTTCTTGTTTTACAGGGTTTAGATCCTGTAAGAAACATAATTATTTTACCATAGTCTATAAATGTTTGATGTTTATATTTAATCCATCTGTAGCGATTAACAATTACAGCGTATTGATAATCAGCATATTTTGCTATGTATGGATTACGTGTCCAAAACTTTTTCTTATCATCTTTACTATTTGGAAACCAATCTCTCCAATCTCCAAACTTTTGCTCATGATATCCAGATCCGAACTTTATTATATCTCCCTTTCTAGTATGTAATCTTTTAGAATCTTTTACTGTTTCATATCTTGTCTTATATTCTTTACAACCATTCGGGTTTTTAATTCCGTTTCGTAAGCTCCATCGACTCTTATAAATATTATACGAATTGAATTGTTCATGTTCCCAAGGCTCCATTATAAATAACGTCTCCCATCAAATCCTCCCGATATTCCTTTCCAGTTGACTGCAATGGCCTCAGAAGTATGTATTGATTCTTCATGACTACATTTAACAATCCAATCAGAAATTCCATCAATGGTAGATAAGGATTGAGATATAGATCTTATTGCATCTTCAACAAACATAGGATTATTACCAGCAACTCGAGCAATTTCCTGTTCATCAACTCTTTTAATAACTGGATATGGTAGTGTTGGTATTACGTTTTCGACTGCTTCAATAATATTTTCTAACCAGATATATTTATCACTATTAGGATCAGCTTCGACCATTACATGAGCAAATGATCTTTGATTATGAGGGAATCCTTTTGTATCAAGAACACTACATAATTCAGCAGAGCATGGACAATATGAAGCATATTGAATTGTTACTCCTTGATAGAATCTATAAGACAAACCATCTTTTTTTGGTCCCGTTGCTTGTATTACTTGAAACTTATGTATCTGTCCTTCAAATCTACATTTATAATAGATTGGAAACTGATTGTTGGATATAATTGATTTTCTGATAATTGGCATTCTAAAATCGAATGTCATATATGCATCAACCCCTCCAACATTTTCAATTATTTTTCCTAAAATCTCTTTAATTAATACACTTTTCAATGGCAAATCTAAATACGGTTTCAATGTAAGTAGGAGTCTAGACATTGAGATGCCTTTAGTATCGGCATCAAGATTAGTTCTTATAGCAACATTTGCAGTCATTTGATGAAATCCACCATACTTAGATTCAAGTTTAAATGGGACTTCAACATTTTCAACTCCTACTTGCATGATAGGGATTTTGATGTTTGGTTCTGTACATTGAATGTCTGGTAAATCTGTTGTCATATAATAAGACGCTCCTTTAATAATATTGTAAGAATAGATTCTTTATATTCTTTTTTCCATTTTATAAATTCATCCAAACTATCAAGAGGTTTAATATTATCCTCCATATCGTCTGAACAATGAAAATGTAAATGCGGATGTGTACCATTGATTGGATCTTCATTAGTATCACGAACTATATTATTATTTTCATCTTGATAAAAATAGAAATCTGGTTTTTCATATGTACAGACAATTGGTGCTTTACATACCGGACAGAAAAATTGTTTCATATGTCTAAATCCTCCGGGTTAAATAATGGTAAATATTTTTCTTTATCTTCTTCCTCTTCTTTAGCTATTGTACGAAGTTCTTTTAAGATAATATCTTTTTTTGGGCTGTCTTTAAGAGTTTTTTTAAGATCAGACCAATCACCATAGGTATAATCTCCACAGTTAGTAGATGAAGCACTCATGTTTGATCAACTCCTATCACCGTCAGGTATGAACTAAGTAATTTAACAGATTCAGGTACCATATCTAATTCTTTACTGTTGTCAGTGAGGTTTGATTCGATTAAATTGCGTATGTAATTATTTTTTAAATCAATGCAGTCAGATTTAGTTGTAAGGAATTCATGTAAATTACATGGAGCATCATGCCCGATCAAACATGCTGTTTCCATTTCACCGCACCTTTGACCTCCTTTATTTTTTCTTCCACCAAGAGGTTGTAGTGTCCGTCTTGCATACGCCCCAATCCCTCTTGCTGCAAGTTTCTCTTCTGCAATATGAACCATTCTGAAAAAGTAAATGAATCCAGTAGCAATTCGATTATGTAAATGAACTTTAGATAATGGATCATATATTTTGTATTTAAATTCTGTTCCTGTATACTTCATAGCTTCTTCAACTTGTTCTAATCTACATGATTGAAATGGTGGTTGAATAACAGTAAAGTTTTGGATAAACTCTTCTGTTATTGTTTTTGGTAGTTGTTCAGAAAATTGTTTAGAATACCAGTTATCATTTGTACAATCAATTATTTTTATGAAGTTTAGTAAGTATTCCTTAATGTCTTTTTGTAGAACATTGTCTTTAAGCATTTGTAACATTGATTGTTTCAAATCATCAATTACCATAGATAAATGCATTTCATACAATTGTCCGATATTCATTCTGGATATGATACCAAGTGGGTTAATACAAATATCTAAATGTCTCCCATCTGGTAATTGTGGCATTTTATTATGAGGAACAATTCTCGAAATTACTCCTTTATTTCCATGCCTGTTAGCCATTTTATCGCCAACTTTTATACGCCTAAAATGAACTCCATACATTTCAACGTGAAGACCATTTATTCTCTCACGTTTTCGTTTATACTTTCCAATGAAGGAGAATTTGTCCAAACTATGTTGTTTAATAGTTTTCATAGCTTCATCTTTAGACATAACTTGTCTAAGAACTTTTTGTAAATCTTTCTCTGTGTCTTGTTGCTTTTCTAATTTAGCATCAATCCACTCTTTATATTCAGGTACTTCATCGTTCCATGAATTACCGTATAAATTAACTTCAGATATTATAAAGTTTTTTCTAGCTTCTAGTGTAATACTCTCAGAGAAAACTGAATAATATTCATCAGAATTTAGCTTTTTCAGGATAGCATATGCTTCTCCTGCTTTAATGGTTTCAAGCTCTTCTGGTAGTGGTTTATATTCATCCTCTTTTAAAGAAAGAAGAACTTTATCTGGAGTTAATGTAAATGATAAATCTTTATAGTGTATTGATGTTAAAATATCTTCGTTGACAAGTCTATCTGATATAACAATACCATCCTCATAGTTATTTCCATAATACACCATAGTTCCCGTAAGAAGATTTTTTCCGATATTGATGTTTCCATTTTTACAGAAATTACTTTCTGCTAAGATATCTCCAGCCTTGACTTTATCGCCCGAATTAACATATATGTTCATAAAATCCATATGTTCAACATAGATTTTTCTATACCGTATATCAAAGATTTCAGTATCCTTATCATCATACACAACAATAATATAGTTCTTATCAATATGGACTACCTCTCCACTCTTTTTAGCAACTTTAACAAACTGTGTATAATTTGTATATAGACCTTCACAACCAGAACTTATTAAAGGAGTATCAAATTCTTTTAACATAATTGCTTGTCTCATTTGTGAAGATGCCATTTGTAATCTTGTTTGGTCATCATGTTTGAGAAATGGAGTCATTGAAACAGGAATTGAAATCGGATTGTCTGCACAAATATCATCTGTGAATTGTAAGTTTTCATCAAGATGTACATTTGGAATTAAATTTTGTAAAACTCCACAGTTGTCTCTATCAGGAGTATCAACTGGGCATAAGCGACCAAACATAGTTGGACAAATATCTCTTAAATGTTTCGGAATATTTTCTCTCTTAAATCCACCAGGACCAAGAAGACTTATTCTTGATAATTTTGTTAATTCTTCAATTGGATTTATTGAAAAATCGAATTGAACAATGTCTGAAACATTACACTCTGATAAGATTTGAGTAGAATTTATATTGAATTTTGGTTGCCTTGCTGTTCGATTTGCAAAACATAAATCAAATATAATCTTTGATATTTTTGCAAGTATAACATATTCAAAACATCTTACCCGCTTGTTTGTAAATAATGTATCATCAACGAATCCTGTTTTTAGAATTTCGGATAATTCTTCTAGAATAGAATCATGTTCCATAAATTGTGCTGTGAGTACATCAACTTTAGGGATTAGATCAATAGCATATAATATATCTTCCCCTTTTGATTTTGCATTATATCTGGAATACATTTTTCCAAGTTCAAGAATAAAATCATCGGATGTATATCCAATTGATTCTTCACAGTATAATTTTAAGTCATATCTTAATAGCTCGTAAAGATTATCACTATTTGAATCAGTATCAAGATTAAGCTCATATTTCTCAGTGACTGCTTCAATACCATGATAGGATAATAATATTAAAGATAGCGGAACCTTTTTACCAAGAAAACTAATTTTAATAAATGGACTCTCTTTATCTTTAAACACCATTATGGTTGCTACATTTGTTCGTAATTTTATGTTTTCACCCCTGGTCACAATTGGGGTATCAAAAAGCTGAAATAAAGGAATTTTTCTTCTTCCATTGATATATACATAATTACCATCAATTAATTTGGGAATGAATATGCTTAAGTCAATTTCAGAAGATCCTTTCTGTAATTTAATTGCCAATGTTTGTTTGAGAGTTTTGGCAAGCTCTCCTGATGAAAAACGAGAATCTTTAAGATTGATTTCGTTTATCTGAAATCCAATTTCTTCAACAGGTTTAACTATTTTTTGTACAATGGGTAAAATTTGGTCATAATCTAGTTGTCGAATTGTGAAGATATTTTTATCTTCGTTATGAATTGTAGATATTGGATTAATTATTTTCAATGTTTAAATCTCCCTTTTTTCGTAGTACGATTTTAAAGCGTCCTCTAGTTTATCATCTTCAATATAATAAGGATCACTGTTCATTCTTAAAGCATTCATTATAAGTTGAGTTAGTCGAAGATCTGGGGAATCAGACCAGATCTTCTTAACTAACTTTAACATTCGTTCAATTCGCGCTGGATCTCTCGTGTTCGATTTTTTCCTTAAAAATGTAGTTGTAACTATACCATCAACATCTTCTACTATAGTGAATTTTTCCACTTCATCAATAGATAATGCTGTAACTGGTTCTACATATAATGTTATGCCAGCATTGAGATTCGTTAAATTAATATTTGGTTCTTTCTCTATCCAATCTTTTCTATCATTAGAAAGAAATATCTGTTCTAATTTATCTAATAAAGCCAGGTGTTTATTTGACATCTAATTTTTCTCCTTTAAGTATTTTATCCATGACTCCTGAGTATCTACCTTCATATAAGATTCCTTGTAAGATAGCTCTTTTTGGATTGGAAAATGCCATAGCAAGAATCCAACTCTCTTGGTTGGGGACAGACTGAATACTATAATAATTAGGAGAAACCTTTTCTCTTTCCTCTAGCAATCTCCATTTCTTATAATCTTTCCACATTAATTGAGCAACTACACACTCAAAATGGACGTGGTGTATATCTTTATCATATACGTCAAATAATTCATCAACTATTTGAATATATGTTTTTCCTTTAAATTTATGTAATATCTCAGCAACGGATGCAAGATCTCCAATAATGTCTCTTTGTTTCATGGAGTTTTCTTTACTTTCTTCTCCTTTGATTACTGCTGAACCTGAAGTATGGAAAGTTCTTAAAACTAACTGTGTTCCCCTTTCTCCCAATGTTTGAGCAGCAATGACACCTATAAAACGACTGTTCAAATTTTTATATAAATCCCCATAACATTTTTTACAAATGTTTGTATTTTTACATAAAATGGGACTTCGTATTTGAATGATTTTATCAATTATATCTTTGTAATTCTCTTGATTAATTTTGTATAATGATCCGTCTTCTGAAAGACTCCATCTATTTACTAACATTCGTGCCTTTCGGTCTGACTTTACATCAACTTCTAAGAAATCTGTAGTTCCACAATCTTCAATATCTTGATCAATTTGTAGGTTGGCGCATGTAAAAATAAGTTTTCTTGATAGATAACCACTGGTGCCTGTATTTAATGCAACGTCCAAAAGTCCTTTCCTGCAACCATACGTTGAATAGAAAAATTCTTCTTGTGATAATCCTTCAATTAAAGAATTTTTAATTGGTAGTGGTAAAATTTCTCCATCAAAATTTGAAATGAATCCTCTTGATAATACAAGTTGTTTAACTTGATCCCAACTTCCTCTTGCACCAGATTCTATCATGTATGAATATTTAAACTTATGTCTAAGTTCATCAATTAAAGCAGGATCTGAAAATGCAATAATTTGATCTCTAAATTCTTTATGAGAAAAGATGGCATCCTTTATTTTGGCTAGCCCTTCAATTCTACAGTCTTGTAAAGACATGGTACATCCATATAGAGTTGCAAATTTAAATCCTATTTTTTTAATATTATCAAGAACTTGTACAGTTACATCAGTAGGATATTTATTTTTAATGTCATTAAGGATTGTAAGAAGTTCTTTCTCAGTAATAGTTTCGTCGACTATTGGATAATCTTCCGGAAGTTGTTTGTTAAATTCGGCTCGCCCCAATAGAATATTTTTATTTTTAAACGTAACTGATATATCTGAATACTCTTGTGATGTTAAATAATATATACCCAAGATTATATCTTGACTTGGGGTTGTAGTCAAGTTTTCATTTGCAGGACTACTTAAATTACAAGAAATTAAAAGTTTATTTTTAATCTCCTCTCTAGCTTCCTTGGTAATTGGAATATAAACTGCCATCTGGTCTCCATCAAAATCTGCATTAAATGGAGGACAAGCTAATGGATGTATTTTAATTACATGATCTAATGTGATCTTAATTTTAAAAGCAAGCATTCCCAATTTATGAAGGGATGGTTGTCTGTTTAAAATACAGTACTCATCACTTGTTACTTCTCCACAAACTTTTAATAAGACAGGTGACTGACTATCAATACATTGATCTACAAAATCAATTGCTTTATTAAGAATTTTAAATTTACCAAGTTGTATAATTCTCTTGGCAATGGGAAGCTTATATAATTCAAGCACCATTAGATATGGAAGTTTACATTCTTCTAATGAGAGTGTTGGATCAGGAGTTATAACAGCACGACCGGAGAAGTCAATTCTTTTACCAAGGATGTTTCCTCTAATTAATCCCTCTTTTTTGGCCATTTTTTCAAGAATTCTAGTATACAGCTCACTCACATCTTTTTGTAATTGTTTGAAATAAGTATAATAGAGAGCTTTATCTCGTTGAATATTGATAACTGTATCTCTCATTGCTTCTTTCTTGGTAAGTATTTGGACATAATATCGGTTTATTTTGTCCATTAATTGTTTTGTTTCTCCAGAACTTTTTGATGTTGGTCTTAAATCAGGAGGTAGTACGATGATTTTGTTTATGAGAAGACTATCAATATTATCTATAATAAGTTGCCATTCGTCAATACCGTCTGCAAGCATATCTTTTGCAATACCTTCAACAAGAACGTGTATTGCTTCTGCACGCTCCCATTTTTGTGCTCCATCCGGAACATTATCAGGCACAACAGTAACAATAAATTCATCCCCGTCCATATAAAGAATACTTTGATCATTTTTCATAAGATCATCAATTGCTTTTTTTAAATGTTTTCCCCCAAGATCTACTAACAGATCATAAAATAATGGGTTTACAACTGGTATTGGGATTACTATTTTTGCAAAGGTCTTTCTTCTAGCATCGCTATTTATAATATCGACTCCACAGTCATTACACTTCCCCCCAGACTTTGATACTCCATGATACTTTCCGCACTGGCAAGTATAATTTCTTACTGGACCAAATATTTGTTCAGAGAATAATCCAAGTGGGTGAAACTTTTTCTTTCCAAATGTTTTTAGAGACGTTACTTCGTCTAAGGGTTCACAAAATGTTTCATAATCTAATATTTTAGGCATTTATTAATCTCCCAGTTTGAATTTATCTGTAAGGAATCGTCCTATCTCATAAAAATGTTGGCTTATTTTGTTTGCAATCAAGCTATCTATATCAGGCATTACTTCATGTGCAATTATTCTTACATCATTTGCTGCCAGTTGTATTTGTGAGTTTTTGATAGCCTTATCGACTATACGGACAATTTCTTGTTCTAATAATGATGGTTGTTCTAATTTAAACTTTTTGTTCTTTGTCTCGCCCATCTGACTCTCTTTCATTTATTTTTTGTTTTATATCATCAATACCTTTATCAACTAAATCCTCGGCTGTTTGTGCAGTTCTTTCAATCATCAAATTAAAAAGAGATCTGACAGCTTTTTTACCGTTCTTTACAACCTCGTCGATAATTGTAACTACTTGGTTTGACATTTCTTCATCACTCAATCGTTTTTCTTTTTTTTCCATGTTCCTAACACCTCTTGTTTTTCATATTTTATTTCATCCCAAGGTGTAAAGTAACAGTCATCTAAGTTGAAGCAGGATAGCATGCTAATAATCATTGAGTTAGTTTCTTTTGTTAATTCATGTTGCCTTAAATTATTTGGTATACAAAATTCTCCAGTCCTTGGTATTGCATTGGGATGTGGATTATTTAAAATTACCATATCAATTTTATTATCAACAGTCTTAACTACATATCCTTTAATCTCAAATTTTTCTGCTAATTGTGTAATTCGATATAATTCATTTTTGTAAATTAATTTTTGAGGCATAATAAATTTTGATATTTCTACATTCATAATTTTCATTATGCGGCTCCTGTTTCTGGAATTAGTTCAATATAAATATTATCACCTTCGTTAAAAACTGATACTACAAAATTATTAAAATCTTTTTGACAACTTACAATAGATGTCAAAGTTAAAATTAAATCTCTACTACTCTTTAAAGTATTTATGGGAATTAATTTTTCAGCAATTGGATAAGATCTACTCCCAAGAAATACAGTTAAGTCTTTGTCTTTATTCATATCCAGAATAGGGACAATCTTATCTGGTAGATTTACAAATTTATCTTCTCCAATCACATTTTCATAGACAATATCATAACAATTGTTCTCAAAATATTTAACATAATCAAGCTCATATTTTTGAACAGTTTGAATTTCTATTAGAGCTGCAATTGAAACAGTATCAATCATCATTGAGATAAGTGTTGCAGCAAGTTTTAAATCATTCTTTGTTAATGTTGTAATATATTTTCCAGTTCGTCGTTCTTTGTAAGTGACATTCTTTCTAAAATCAGCCATTAAATATCTTGACGATATATAAAATCTTACGTCAATTTCAGATTTTCGGTCATATGTAAAATCTCGACAATCAATTACGAGATCTTCTTTTGGAAGTTTCGTTATACCTTCAATATATTCAGTTTGAAACGCCCAAATTTCTAGATTTGAATTTTGGCTTGTAAGAATATCTTTTAAAGCTTCGACTTTTGGAGTACCTATATCAATCTGTCTGTAGATAGAATTTTTTAAATTCTTCTGTTCAACTATATCGTGGTCTATTATGACTATCTTTTCGGTGTTTTCTAAATTAGAAATTGCTTCAGCTGTGAACCCTCCAAGGGTTCCTAATCCAATTATTACTATGTTTTTAAATACCACGCTGTATAGTCTCCTTTTTAAACGTTATTTATTAGGAGGAGGATTGGATATCCTCCTCCCATATCAGACTTACGCTGATCTTGATTCTAAGTTTTCACCAAGATCTTCTATTGGTTCTGTAAATATAGAAATCCTTTTCATTAGATCTAATTCTTCGACTCCAGATGGAACTGGCCTATAATGAGATTTATATTTATATAATGTATTGGCCAGTGAAATAGGGTAATTTACAGGAAGTTCAAACGAATATGTTTTATATTGTCCTTTACTGTTACCCCTTGATGCGATTATTATATCCATACTTGGTTCTATTCTGGCTAATTCTACTGCAACTACATTCTGGAAATGATCTTCGTCGTTTTGTGTTTTTACTTTTAAACTACGTTTCACAAATTCATTCCTACGACCAGACCAATTAATTTTCCAGTTGTTTTCCTTTCTAACTAGGGCCTTAATAGCGCGACCTAATGCTTTGTTCTTCCCTTCAGATTTAGAAAATGTATCTGATAGAGAACATATAGATACTCCTCTAGCTTCAATTCGTTGCTTAGAAGAGTTTATTAAAACACAAGTTGTAAATGCATTATTCACAACTGCGCTATTCATAAAGTAAAACGAAATTTTATCAACATCGTTTTCTTGCAAGATTTTTTGCATATCTGCGTTCATGAGTTCCTTCCTTTATCTGTGGGGGTCCGGAGACCCCCAACAGTTAAATTAGCAACCCTTCTTTCCTGCTGGTTTCAGGAATTCCAGGTTGTCGCCGTTTTTCAATACATAGTCGGCATCAACTTCTTTACCATTTACCAGACCAGTAGAAAGACGATCAACATTCAGAACTTCTCTTAGGAAGTCCCCAACATCTTTCACTGTTTTCCCTGTAACCGGGAAATTACCTGAGGATGCCCCACAGGACACGTGGATTGTTGTGGTAGTTCTGCTTCCAAAAGGAGCTTCCGGTTTGGTCAGGGTGCTTTGTCCACTGAACTCGATACCGGTTACTTTTTTGTCAACTTTAGTGACAGTCGCTTTACCACCACCGTACTGGGCCATAATAGTATTGATAACATCATCCTTCGGTTTTTTGGTAACACCGACGATACCCAGTTCATCAACACACATTCTTTTCAGATCTTTTGCAGTTTTTGCCTGTAAGGCTTCTCTTGTAAAACTTCTTCCCATGATAATAAGTCTCCTTTATTTCACAATTCTTATTTTTGCGTCTGTGGTCATACTAAGCATATCAAAGTATACCTCAGACCGTTCATACTGTTCTTTTATAACCACGTTATAGAAAGACCAGCACATCAATGTTGCTACCCCCAAATTTGTAAAATACAACTGGGGATCGGAATTTGATAGTTCTTCACAACTCATTTCTTCAGGTAACTTATCGTCAGGGTTTGCAATTTCTGGATGATATGCACATAAATCCGGGGTTAAATCTTTTCCCTCTTTCCGGACATATATCTGCACATTACCATCTGTAAATTCATTCCCTCCAGAAATTAAAGTAACATCTTGTAATTCTTTACAGTAATTAGAAACAATCATTCTGGTTTTGTGATTATCAACACATAAAAATACAATATTTCCTTCTTTTATATTTTCAACAACATTTTTTTCATTTACGAAGGATTCGCAAACATCGAACCGCAGCTCACTAAATTTCATTTGGAGTTCAGTGGCTTTAATATCGGCTTTGTTTCCCATACGGGTAAACTCTTGCCGTTCATAATTTTTGTGTTCGTATTCATCTCCATCCACTAATAAAATATCTGCGGTTAAATCTTTTGCATAATTAAGAAATCTACATAGTCTCTCAGAAAGAATAGAACCTACTCCCCCAAGACCAATAATAGTTATAGGTAATTCAGTCACTAGACTTTCTCCCTTGAAAATACTCGTCTAAACATTTTTTTCAATGATAGATTGTGAGGGTCAACCTTTTCAGGAATAGGAGTAAATGTAGATCCTGGTTCTGGTATTTTTTCAATAGTTTTACTTGACTCCAATAGTGCAACATCATTAGCTTCTTCTTTTTCACTATCTAATAATGCTCCCGAATCTTTTTCAGTTTGGTTTTCTAAAGCATCTTCTGAAGAATATTTTAATGCTTCAGTATAACAGAAAGGACATATTCTATCGTCATCTGTACATCGAAATGTACTAGCACATGCGGCACACTTTATATAGTCTGAATTTTCAACAATACCAGGCTCTATCTTTTCAAACATATGATCAAATTCATCACCTGGAGTATAGTGGTCAAGTAAGTTTTTCTCATCGACAAGAACTAAGAACTCATCAGTTAAACAGTTAGAACATACTGGTGTATCATCTGGAAGATCGTCTTTGACTAACTCACCACATTTAATACACTGGTATATATCATCTGTAAAATCTTCAATTTCTAATTCTTCTGATAATTTACACTCTCTATGGGCACATGTAGCACAAGGAATGAATTCATCTTGAACATGTGGAGGAAATACCAAGGGAGATACTTTAGAACCAACATTTAATGGAGATACTCGTGTTCCAGTTTTCATATTATGGTCTCGGTGTTTCCATGCATCCATATCATAATGTTGACCCCAGCCGCCATATCCTCCGACGCCATATCCACCTGCCCACTGACCACCGCGCCAGCTTTTGTAAGTGTACGTTCCTTTCTCCACCATCTTGAGCCATTTTTTATTGAAGACTCGATCACGTGGAGATACAACTACATCATAACGTCTATCAAACTTTCGGTAGGTATATCTTGCTACCTTTTCTGTATCCTCTACTAGCTTACCATTTTCCACTTTATAGAATGTTTTTACAGCTTTGTTATCAACTTCATTCGTTTCTTCCATAAGAACTAGACTATCAATATAGTCATAAGGATCAATCATGATTCTATGACCGTTTGCTACAATTGATGCTGACATGCTTGGAAACTCTTCGTCCAGATCACCCAATGTGATATGAAGACCATCAAAATGTTCTTCGTCACTATCATCAACACCCGAATGAAATGCTGACATTTGTGCATGACTATGAATAGTTCCGATCATTGTCATCCCTTCAATAGTAATCCCTTTATCGTAATCACAGGCTGAACCTGTTACTTTTTGCATCGGGGGGATAATTTTATACTTTTTTGTTTCCTCGTTATAAAACAAAAGTATAATAGCTTCTGATCTATGTTCTGCATATACTGCTTTGAAAAATTCTATAACTTTAGCCATCCACTTGCCAGGAATCTTAGCAATATGCATTTTGGCCATGGATTGAACACTCTCTAAAATAGAAATGTTTTTAACGGGTGCAAGACTTTCCATAACCCCAAGTTTCTTTTTGAGATACACACCCTCTTTTGCAATAATATAAAATATATCATCCTTAGGCATTTCAGTTTGCCCATCATTTAGGACTACTTTGAACATTAACCATACTCCTCTCGTCGTTTATAAGTTTAAATTCAGCCGCTTCACACGTAAAGAAATGACCATGCAAGTTAGGCCACGCTCCGGCAAGACCCATTTCACCTTGATTTTTTGGACTAATTCTTGGATTTGGGATACAATCCAATGTAGAATTAGCTGTAATATATTTATCTAAAGTAAAATATTCAGCATATGATGCAAAATATGAAAAGTCCAACATCTTAAGAGAATTTGATGCTTTAGTTTTAAAGACAAACCATCCTGACTGACTTTTATAATCTCTAACTCCCTGAACAATATCACCTGGCTGGTATTTTATTTTTGATATATCAATGGTAGTATGTTTTAAGCTTGCCCATTTTTTTGATTTCATCGTGATCTTTTGAAAGTTTTTCACTACGTCATCATACCATAAAGTGCAACAGTTAGAACATAGAACTAAAGGTTCAGGTCCTCCTGTATCAGTTATAAATCCAATAATTATATTGACAGATTTCATTGGAAAATGTGGAATACCGCCTTTTTTAGATTTGATCTTTGTCCCTGCTATCAACTTTCCAAATTTATTTACAATCTTTCTTATTCTACCAACATAAATGAAACCAGTTGCGCCATCAACATATTTTTCTTGATGTAGTTTTCCTGATCTATCAGCTAATATAAAAGTTATATCGCCTTTGATTTTATCAAACTTGAACCCTTGAATCATTTTAACTGACAACATATTGACTGGATTATTCCAATCCGAAACAACTACCTTTTCTCCTATATTAAATTCAATATCCATATCAAAACTTTGGACATGAAATTTGTCTTCACTTAACAGACATTGTTTTATATCTGTGATATTTGGTTTATCAATAGTAGTTCTTTGTCTATTATATAAAATACCAACTGGGGATCCAAATACACTATCCTCTAATAATTTTGAGTTTCTTTTTACTGTCATTAGTTTTCGACCAACTCTAAAGAATGATGGAAGAGGTTTAAGTTCACTTAACTTATATAGAGTTTTTGCCTGGTATGCCGGATGTGAATTTAATGAAAGGTTATATGATCCAGATCTTTTGTCAACACACGCCATCTTAATAGTTAATTGTCCTGATCTACCAGTATCAACCCCATCAAGTGTAACGATGCCAGCACCTTGAAATGGCATGGTTGAAAGACTTTGTAAATATGCGTATGTTTCACCCTTTTTCAATAATATATCTTCAAACTTTGGTTTTGAAACGTCAAATACTGTTCCCTCAGTATTCTCTAAAATATAGAATCCGTCTCCAAATCTGCCTTCATGATATCCTTCTGGAGATTTACGGATAAAGGAAACTTTCTTATACATACTTCCGCCCAGAGTATTCTTCATCACTAAGATATCATTCTCTTTGATTTCTACTCCATTTTTAAGAATACCCTTTTCTTCAAACCTAAGTTTCTTTGTTTGATCGAGAAGAAATTTTGTAAACTTTTTAGTCTTCCGAAATATAAGAAGTCTTCCATCATCTCTTTTAATTCTTATATATTTGATGTCTCCACTGTCCATGAAACCAATAAACGAATTAATATGACAAAGCATTTTACCATTTTTGATATAGAAAGGATCTCCAACATGAACATAAAATGTATCATTCAGATAAATTCCTGATGCAACATCATAAAATAACGAGTATTTTCTTTTAGATCTTTTAGTAGGTTTTTCAACTTTACCTGTATCTAAGGGTTGTTTGAACATGCTAGATAGAGTTTGATATTGAAGATGATTTTTTCTGGTTAGATTATATTGACGTTTTACTTCGTCTACAGCTTGCCCTATATTCATAGGAAGTTTTAACCAATCAACATTATAAATAAACATTGGATTTGATTTTGATAGTGCTTGCCATTCCATATATGAATGAACTCCAGCAACTTCACTATATAACTTATAATTATATGTATAGTCCGGATTAAATTCAGCGCTCCAAAAGGAGTTAATTATCTTTTCTACTGCTGTATTCAGTGAGTGACTTGTTGTATGTGCACTAGAACCAAAACAAATATATTGATTATCAGCTATATTTAGTAACGGTATTTTAAGTAAATAATCAGATAAGCCTGTCATTCTTGCGATTCTAAGAAATGCTTGTCCGCCTTGTAGTACATTATTATTATTTATATATAGAAGGAATATAACATAAGGAAACGCCAGCATAAATTGCGGTATGATATTCTTACCAAAATCTTCTTTATAACCATACTCTTCTAATTTTCCCTCTATTTTTAATCTTTTAATTTCATCTCTAAATGACATGTTAATTCTAATAGTTCTAAATGCCGGAGGTTCTTCAATAACTACAATATGGCCTTGATTTAGTTTTTCTATATATCTACAATTTGGAGGAATAACTCCCGGAACAGAACCTTCAAACCCTGTCATCATACGTCTTAAATAGTCAGATGTTAATAACACTGATTTGCTAATTTTTGGAGATGATTCTCCCTTAAGTGTTGCTTTGTATTCAGAAGTATAGAGATGTGCGTAATTATTATTAATTCGTATTTCATCAATCAAATCAATCATTATTCACCTCGTAAAAATTTATAATATTTAGCATAACCAGTTAATATTTGCTCTGGTCTATGATCATTAATTTCCCAAACTTTCTGCCTCTTTATCGAAGGGGGATCATTCTTTTGCAATTCTTTTACAGTTGTAACAAACAGAACTGCTAGATAGAGATCTTTACTTTCACGCTCTAATGCTAAAAATGAAATCTCCCCCTTAAGTCGCCCTGGTACTTCCAACACAAGAAATAGATTTGGTCCTTTTGGAAGTATTAGTATGTGTTCAATATTTTTCTTTTCTTGTTCAAATATTTGATCACATAATATTCTTATTTTCTCAAGCGCATCATCGCTTTTAATTTCCTTGAGAAGCTTCGTCAAGATTGTCACGTTATAATCTCCTTTATGGTTGCTTCTTTGTATAATATCTTCTATTTTTTGTGTCCATCCATTCAACTCGGTCAAATGGGACTGAACGCCAACCTTTCATATTCAGATCATAAACATGCATAATTTTATTTTTCTGAATAAGTTTTAAGATATTTTCAATGTTTACAGACTTTGGATGATCTCTTTTTGGTATTCTGGTAAAATCTAATGTGCAATTCATAATTCGACTTGATCCATCTTTCTTTACAAATCGTATAATAACTTGCTTTTCATCATATACCTTTTTCCAAAATTGTATGGCACTTACTATAATATCAGTGTCTAGTTTCTTTTCAGGCATAATTTATACCTCCCGTTTATCTGAGTGGACTAGATCATCCACTTCTTTATTTGTCTCGTCAAAATATTTACTCATCATTAAACACGAATGGTTGCAAAGTTGACAAAGACGTATTTTATCTTCTTTTATTGCATTAAAAACATCACTGGATATAAGTTGAGGATATACTGGATCAAACAGATTAATTACATTATATGTTGGAGGTATTATACCTCTAATCCTTAAACATAATCTTATTGATCCATCAGCATCAATTGTTAAATTATGCATACCATTTTCAAGTTCACAGTCGAAATTAGATGGTAATGTATCAAACATCTTCGGAATCAAAACATCTTTCATATGAACTAGTAATGAAGGATCGTTCTTAATACTAATCAATTCTTCTGCTAATCTGAATGTTGGTTGAACTAAAAGATTCTCATGTCTGATATTTGAAAAATCATAATAGATACTTTTTGTAATATCTACAAACGTAATATCGCTATATATTTCTTCCTTACTTAAAATACAAATAAGATGATATAATAAATGTTGATTATGTTTCATAACTGTTATCTCAGCTACAACATCTTTAACCAAACCTACTGCTTGAAGTTCTTTTAATCTTTGTAATCCTTCGATACTTTTTATGACTCGATCTTTATTAAGGTCAGGTTCATTAAAAATTGGATCAACAGAACTTGTAAACCCTTCTATATGAACTATTTTATTAAATAGTTTTATTAATGCAGGTTGGACTTCAGGCGTATTGTTACTAATTATTGTATAATAGATTTCATTATCATTACAGTAATTTATAATGTCTGCAAGATCTGGTTTCAATAGTGGCTCGCCTCCATAAAATATATTGAATACATCTGGATTATGAACTTTTAACTTTCCTAATGTTTCAATAACAACTTCAGTTGGCATTTCATTTTTTATATAGTGACTAATTGGAGGGTAGCTTAAGGGTCTATCTAGTTGGTTTCGAACTATACCACAATAATCACATTTTAGATTGCATTTCCTTGTAAGAAGCCAATTTACAATTCTAACTTTACTCATAATTAATCTCCAGTTTCAAGTAATATTTTTCCGCCATAGTCTTCTTCTACAACTTCACGAAATCTATCTGCTCGATAATGTTTATTTCTATCTATTCTA